GGTCTCTCGGATCAAATGGTGTCTTCATTCGACAAGATGAGGGTGTTCGCTGGCGGCAGGGATTGCGGCTACGCTACGCACTCTCTGATGAGCGGCCACCGCGCGACCACATTCATAAACAGTGTACTTAACTGTGCATATATTATGTGTGCCGCGGGTGACCTGTGGTCGGGAGTGAGGAGTTTGCATACTGGTGACGATGTGTATGCAAGTGTTGATGACTACAACATCGTCGAAGGTATTATAGATGGATGTGCAGCATATAACATAAAGATGAATTCAATGAAGCAAAGTATAGGCTTTGTGGGTGCTGAATTCTTACGTGTTGCCATTGGACCAGGTGCGGCGTACGGTTACGGAGCACGGTCTATTGCGCGGGCTGTGAGTGGGAACTGGGAAGTAGCAGACGAGCACGATCCCAGCCAAGCACTGAGTGCTTGGACGAGCATGAGTTGGACCCTAGTTAACAGAACTGGACAGAGATGGTTCTGTGAGCGCTTGATACCTTCCATGCAGAGCAGGACATACCTTCCAGAAAAGGTGTGTCGCCAGTTGCTGACTGGTGAAGCAGCAGTGGACTATGCTCCATCACGGCCGACTAATAGCCGGTGGGTAGGGTATAGGACACAACGTACGGTTGGTGAGGAGAACACCCAACTGTTAGAGAAAGTTCCTTGTTTGGCGACAACAGATTACCTCAGTAATCACGTTAGTCCTGCCGAGTTGCAAGCGATTCGGGTCACCGGATCCGATGTCAAGAGTGAGATGATCCTTTCCTCATATGGAAAGAGCGATCTTGTCACAGATGTCGGACGTAAAGTGAAAAGCATCAATGTAACTCGAGTAGGTCCGATAGAGATGAGAGGTTCAATCTATATAGATGATAACAGACAATGGAGGGCTGATGAACGCTATGGTGTTCTGAAGAAATATCCTTTGTTGTCTTTTATGCGACCTAAACTTAGTCGGGAACAATTAGTAGGAATACTCACTATGCTGAATATCGCACCTATGAGTGATATCGAGCAGCAATGTTGGGGTTCTGAAACAAATAGAAATATAGCAAAATGTGTTATACCTTTTAGCGATATGTGTCGCGTCCAGAAATATCACGATCGTAAGACCGTGTATACTCTGTACCCAGTGCACAGTTAACTAAACAGTATTACATAACATGTAGCTGATTTTTCACTATACTTTAGCGGTAGTGAAGATTATCCTGCACACAGAGGCGGTGTG